TTGAGTTGAACAGTTCCTCCCGTTAAACCAGGGGTGCCACTCGCATGCATAACAATGACCCCACGATAAAGTAAATTTGAACCCGAAATATTACTACGGAAAGGCTGACCAGTTGGAGGGATTGACGGATCATAGTTAGTAAGCAAACTGTTTGGGCCTACACGAGTTACCACCCTGTATGGGTATTTGTAAGAAGACTCAGCTTTGGTTATTGATTCAACTCTTACCGTTGCAATGGATATTCCTCTATCACCAGTAGTTCCCGCATACCCCCGACAAGTTATGTAAGAGCCAACCGCTAAAGATGAACCAACCGAATCCCAGAAACCTTCCCCTGTCGGAAGAAGAAGATAAGAACGCCGCAAAAGAAACTTTTCCTTGTCCGTATCTATATAATAAAAACTCGGAACGGCCTGGTCTTTGCTTAATTCGCCTGGAGTTATCTGTGCGAGATTTGATGGATCGGCGTACGATGTCATGGCCAAGCTGCCCCATCAACTTTAACTTCCTCAAGAGCAGGTTTTTTACCATACCCATCCCCAGTCTCGTTAATTCTTACAGCATACCCCAACAATGCTGGAACGGGGTGATCCTGACTTGTTGCCCATAATATCAACGACCCAAAAGCAACAGTTGGCCCAATTGACGGCTGGCCTTGGTTTTCAGAATCAGTCCCTGCCACATAATCAAGCCCAGGAGGGGGAGCTGTTCCCGCAACCGCAACATCTGGTCTAGTTTGTGCAGGCCCAAAATAGCCATCAGCTGCAACATCAAACACATCATGATCATTAGGAACAAAATAACCACACAGACTTGGAATATTGCTTGTTCTGTCTGGGATAGCTCCGTGAGCAAAATTCCTAGGAACGTATTGTGGATCTGGACTAATCGGCACTAATGGATCGGTCATCTCGTTCTCCTTAAGCTTGCGCCCAGTAATAGACAGACGTATATGTTGTATTGAACCCAGCCTCAGAATTTATTATCACATAGAGAATATAAGCTTTTGGTACGGCTGGGGTGGGTGACACGTGATTTTTCCCATTAATTAAAATTATCGTGCCTCTAGGTAAAAGCAGACTAGCGCTATCCTTTAGTTTATCAGCTGGGGAGAGAGGCCCTTCTACTGCAATTCCTGCAGGAGAACGCCTCAGCCCGAAAAAATTCCCACCAGGAATGCCAGTCCCCGCACCATTAATTATGTCCTGCGGCACTTCAGTTTCAGCATAATATCCAAACGCCACAGGAATGTTGCTTTGAGCAGACATCTCATCACCTGCAATCATGGCGAAATTATAAGGTTTGTATGTTGCCATGTTTATCTCCTATGGGGTTGGTGTAGCACTTCGGATTTGCACCCAAATCTTTGCTTGTTGACCAGCAATAACAGGCCTAGACCAGAAAATCTCAACATTGTTTAGTTGACATTCAATGTGCTCAATACCTGAGTGAGCAGCGGGAGGGGCTATATCATTGATCTGCGTGTTAAGGGAGAAATTAGCGTAGGCTCCTACCACTGAGCCAGCGACAGGCTGAACATCACTAGCCCCCCCTGAGGTCATAAAATCCAAAGGCTTTTCTGCTAAAGTTTCATAATAAGGACTAGGCAGATTATCCTCTCCCAAGTCAGCAATTGTGACAAGATTGTCATTAGGGTTGAGGGATGTAACAGCAAACAATGCAGCAGCAGGGGTTCCCACTCCTGTAGGATCTCTGTACGCCACCTGTATTAATGAGCCATATCTTACTATCTTAGATGCCTTATTAAAATAACCTGTGGCAGCCATAGCCGAAATATCATCGGTGGTGCTCTCATAAAAATATGAAACCATACCTGATTGAGTGTCAGGGCTAATTTCCCCAGCACTATATTGAAAAAAATTCGCTCTCTCAAAAGCCATGTTAATTCTCCTTTCAAAAGCCCCTTGCGGGGCATTAGTTTATGGGGCTGTCGGGCCTGCTGTATCTAAACAATCTATGAAAACTACACCGTGACCTAGTAAGTTTGAAGCACCCATTCTTAACCTACTTATAGTTAACCATGACTGATGAGTAGGACTCCATTCAACTTCAGTAATTGGATTTAATGCATACACCGCGCCAAGCGAGTTTTTGTGCCATGCGATTGCTGTTGCGTTCGCGGTGGCTATAGGGTCAGGTAAGGCAGGAGTTTGTCCTGAAGGTGGTCTTAGTTGGATACCTCCCTCACTTCGGTTACCTAACGTAATAATTTTAAAGCCCATGAAGGTATCTACCCCACCCTGCATGAGAGTTTTGGTGTTGTTGTATAAGATATTTGTTGGTTTTTCCCCATCTGACATCAACGCCCCAATCATTGCCGCATTTACAACTAAGTATCTATCCTCATGCGGAACGTTGTTCTGATCCATAATTATTGCCGCACGAATAATCTTGGCTACATTTAAGTTTACGGCCGTAGCTATTGCAGGATTTGAGCCAAAGTTAGCAGGAACTAATCCAGGAGGCTCTTGATCGGGTAACTTGTTTCCTTGAGGAGGAGGGTTTGTTATTGGGTTAAGAAAGGCATTACCCGCTGCATATTGGGCGTTAAGTAGGAATTGATCTTCCCTTCTGCCCGCTGCCTTAGCGTGTACGACGCCTAACTGACTTAAAGTGTCAATAATTAATTCAGCTTGCTGAAATATGTCAACTGGCAAGTTTAAAATGTAGTTTTCGAAGGTTGTTTGGGTCTGGGCGTAATCATTACTAGCTACAGGGATCAATGACTGGTACGCATTACGCAGTTCCATTGCCGCATCACCTTGGAGTGGCCAGTTATATGCTGACCCACGGGCTCCGCTAACTAACTGACATGTGTCGGCCAACTGAGATGCTGCTTGATACGCGTTGGTGAATGTGTCGTGAAACTGTTGAATCGCAACGTTACTTAATAATGCTGGCATAAGTGTGTCTCCTAAAAAAGATTTTCGTTTTGATCTTCTTTAAGAGTTAGTCACAACTGCTGAGTCTCTTTATCCGATCCTTAAATTTAATTAAGGTTGGGCATTCCGCGTCCTTGATTAGAGTATAGCTTAAGAAAACCTTAAGTTACAACCACGTCTTTAGCGGCCAATCCTCGCCCAGTTTCTACCACTTCATAAGTAACCTGCTGGTCTGGCTCTAAACTTTTAAACCCATTCATTTTGATGTCGGAAAAATGCACGTAGATATCTTTTTCTTTAGCCTCATCTCGAATGAAGCCGTAACCTTTCTCACTAGAAAACCATTTTACTGTACCATTCATTAGCTGTGCGCCCTCTCATATGTACTATAAAAGTAATTGTAACCTTGGCTTCCTGCTGTAGCTTTGTAGTCCTCGATACATCTTTTGAATTTATTTAAAGAACTTATAACTACACAAGCATATCCTTTATGTCTAAATTTACCCACCCATTCTTTTTCTTTGGGGTTAAGAGTAGTTCCTTGCTCCTCATCTAATTTAACAAATAAACCAGCATAAGCATTTCTACAATGTTGACCTATGAACAAATGAGCAAACACGTTATTTGTTTTATCAGCTGGGTTTAATAAAAAGTAAGGCATAAACTCGTTCTCGGTTCTGGCTGTTAATGCATCAACCGCTTCTTTTACTAAACCGTTAGCTTTTGCTTTTTTTTGTTTGGTTTTCTTTATGGGTGTTTCTGTGTTATCCAAAACTTCTGTCTCCTGGGTGAACTTGTTCATAATCACGATATAAGCGTTGTTTTTCTCTTTCCCTTGCGTGTCCTCTGAGCTTGTCTAGATTACCCAATCTTTGTCTTAAGGCATCTTGTTGATCAGCAACGCTCGGTGCGGTTGCTACGTCTGGCCCTGGAACTAAGCTGTAATTGTGTTGGTTCATTAAAGATGTAAACGCTTTTATTGATTCAGCATTGTTGAGATTATCCAAAAGCACATTCAAGTCTTCTCGATTTACGTCAGGATTGCTAGCAGCCATTTTTATTGCGGCTTCAAATTTGTCTGTATCTCCTATACTCAGTCGGTTCAGCTCATTATCCATTGATTCTTGACGGCGGGTTTCAGTTAACTCTTGCTGTCGGTTAGTATTTTCAACCAACATATCCGTAAACTCATTTACCAACTCCTGTGATAGCCCATTCTCTCTGGCCACATGCAAGAAGTCTTGGTAACCAGGATCTTCAGTATTATACTTCCAATCTTTTTCAGCATATTCTTGCGGCATTTCGTATTGATAGCCATCTTCTGGTGCTCCTGACATTCCTTTTAACTTGTTATTGTAAAGTTTGCGTAACTCAGGATAGGCTTTAGCTTGTTCTTCTACTGATTTAAAGGTTTTATTATTAAACCATTCGGGCATATCTCCTTTACCCATAACTTCAGAACCATCTTGAGATGAATAAAACCAGTCTTCAACTGCCCCTGAATCGCCGTGAATATTCCTATTAGAATTGCTTACTGTATCTGTGGGTGTGTCCACTAAATCTGTTAAAGCAATACCTGGATCGTCATTCGTTGCTGTGTGTTCTCCTACTGTACCTATCGCTTCTTCACTCATACCTATTCCTTTTTCTGACGTTTAATCGTTTCTGCATACCCTAGTAATGTACGAATCATATCTTGCTGGCCTTGGACATAAGCGAAATTGGCTTTATCTCCACACATAGACTTTAAGACATTTTCCAGCCATTCTCTTAGCTCTTTGCCGTGATGGTTTTTATGAAAAATTTCATAAGCACACTTAGATATTCGGTCGTATGCCTCGGTGTATTGTTTTTTTATTTCTCTTTGATTTTTTTCTTCTTCTGAAAAGTACTCGTTTAATACATTAGTCACTAAATATTACCCTCAGCTGTTTGATTATCGGCAGATTGCGCTTGGTCTTGAAGCTGTTTTGCTTGGGCTTGTACGGCCTGAGTTTGTTGCTGCTGGACTTGCGCTTGTTGTTGCATGTATTGCATTTGTTTTTTTCTAGATAGTTCGTCTCTGATGATTTTGGGGTCAACATGCAGCTTCTGAAGAATCCACGTAGCCACATCCTCAGTCTGATAACCGTGAGTTATACCCGCGGTAGCTCCTTGTGGGCCTAAGATTTGCGCCATCATCTGGGTTGCTTGTGCTGCTTTTTGGACTTCTTGCAAACCTTGCATATCTTTTATAGCTGACTCAAACTCAACTGTAATGTCTTTATCATTTATTTCCCCAACAGGAACGAGTCCGAATGAGTGAAGAATACGCCAGCATTTTTCTACTACCTGCCTACATAGTTCTCTTTCTAACCTACCTGCCATAGCTTGGTTTTGCCTAAGCCATTCAGCTTGCCTAGCTTGAATCTCTGTCGCCGTCTTGTCAGCTGAAGTATTAGGTACAATCGGATTTGTATTGAGTGCTTCGTTAACCGCCTGAACCAACTCTTGTCTAGTGAGTTGGCTGTAGGTCGGAGTTCCCTGAATCTGCAATTGCTGAATCGGTGTCACTCCTGGGGCGATTTGCTGGACAGGAATAATACTTCCTGGACTTATTCTGGCCGTATAAGGGTTGACTTCTGAACCAGCAGCCACCATAAAGATAGGGTTGGCATTATAACTGGCCGCTTGTAAATCGAATTGAGCTAGTTGATTAAGCTCTCTGATGAAAGGTAGTAAATCTAGAATAGGGCCTCGTCCGAAGGTTTCGGCGGCGTATACATTCCAGCGAAACACAACCCAAGGCGACCAAGCCCTATATTCTTTAACAATAAATTCGTCATCACCTTCCATTGCCACAAAGAAGCAGTACTTTTTATTTCCTTGCAACTTTGGTTCGTAGACGCAGCCCTCTATCAACTCTAATTGATCGTTAGAAGCTGTTTCAAACATCTTTAATTGGGAGTCGGTGTAATTCCCATTTGGCCACGTTTCAGGAATAGCGCGGGCATGTAACCGATACTTCCTAAAAACATTCTGAACTGTGTCATGTGGGCCAGCTTCAACCGAAACTTGATGTAAAGGCACACCTTTAAATACGAACGGGTCTTCTTTAGTACCAGGCTGGATAAGGAGAACACCAGTACTTATGCCCATCTCCATAATACTCTGATAGACAGAATTTTGAAAGTTCGATTTATTTAAGGCGGTAAAGAATATTTTCTGCCATTCGTCACATTCAATTTGGGCTTCTCGTTCACTAATGCCTGAACCTTTTAATATACGATGTCCTGGTTTGAACTTTGCCCAGTAGTTGGTATTAGGCATCAACATTTGCTGAATATTTGCGGCGAACTTTTTTAGTCCTGTGATAGCTGTCGCGTCAAAGACTTTCTGAGTTCTGGGGCCACCTTCAATCCGTCTATAAATGTTAAATTCAGCCTTGTTAGGCATAACCAATTGATAGGATTGTTGCAGCTGACTCATCCATTTATCACTCTGACTGCGAGCACTATTGTAACGCGCCATCAAGAGTTGTTTAGATAGTTCTCTCATCCGAGTGTGCCACGCCCTCCTGAGTTATCAAAACCAGAACTGCCACCTGCAGCAGTACGGATATTCCTCATGGTTTTAGATTGAGCCAACTTGTTTTTGCGCTTTTCTTCTTCTTGCATTCGGTCTAGGTCTTCTTGTTGTTTTCGCATTGCCTCTTGCATTGCACTATCATCATTGCCCATGTTGTTCTCCCATGGCGTGTTCTAAAGCCAAATGTTTATATAGTTGTTTCGGTGTGATTATCCTTCTATTTTTAATTCCGAGATAATGCTTGACGAGCGATACACAATTATAAGGAAGAACTCCTGGCCATAACTTACCTATAACCTTCTTTCTACTACCTGGATTAACTTTCACTATTAACACTCCAGCTTTTCGTAGTTCTTTCAAATAAGCCTCAACAGATGCGATAGGTAAATGACGGGTATTTATATGCGAATACAAAAATTCCGTCTGTAATAACCCCGTCCCAAACTTCTGCTCTATTACGTCTGACAACATAAAAACATGCGTAAATCTATAATCTAAGAACCTTTGCCATTGCGCTCGAACCCCGCCTCTAAAGCAGACGTATATCGCTCGATACGGGAGGCTCGTTTCTTGGTGTTTCTTTTGGTCTTTATAAATTTGTATGGTGCGACTACATATATCCAGGCAGTTCTTTGCCCATATTTCTGATCTAAGTTTCGCAGCTCTTGCCGTTTTAAACATTCACTCCTCGCTACCATTATTTCAATACAACTGTGTGCGCCATCAATAGCTTCTTTGACACGTACTAGCTCTCTGCGTAATGCTTTTACAGTTAACAATTAACGTTCGCCGCGAGTTTCAGGTGGCATATAATCGTTGCCATGAGTTCCACCATGTATGATGCGTCTTTTACGTTTATGTTCACGAGGTGGTGCTTGCCTCTGTTCAGTCATATGTTGTTGATGCATTTCTGAAGCTGAATCGCTTATCTTATGACCATGAGTAGAATATCGTTGGTCTTTACCATTTGCGGGT